TCGGATTTGATCCAATCACGTCACAACCCGCAATTTACGAACGGGCCCGCTGCCCCCTGAAAAAGTGGTGAACCATGATCACCCTGGAAGACGCCAAAGCGCACCTGCGCGTCCAGCACGCGGCAGAGGATACACTGATCACCGCACTGATCGACTCAGCCTACCGTCACGCAGAAACCCGCACCGGGCGCATCTTTGATACCGGTACCCGCACTCTGGTGCTGGATGGTTTCGGCTCAACGGCTGGCGCGATCGAATTGCCTTGGACCCCAGTGCAGTCCATCGACAGCGTTGAATACGTTGACCCCGATGGCGTCACCCAGACCCTGCAGACACCACCGCTGCGGCTGGAAACGCGTGCGCTGTACCCGTTGCTCATGCCCCAGTGGGAGACTGAATGGCCAGCCACCATTGACGAGCCGGAAAGCGTCACCATCACCGCCACCGTGGGTATGGACGAAACACCCGCAGACGTGCGCGCCGGCCTGCTCCTGCTGATAGGCCACCTGTACGAAAACCGCGAATCCGTGGTAATCGGTACCATCAGCAGTGAGCTGCCAATGGGCGTATCCATGCTGCTGGATCCGTACCGAATCATGAGGGTTGGCTGATGCGCTCAGGACGCCTCAATACACCGGTGACATTCGAGCGCAAGACCGGCGGCAAGGACCAATACGGCCACCCAACAGACGACTGGCAGCCAATACCCGGGCTGGTCGATATCTGGGCCAACGTCAAACCGATCACCGGCCGAGAGCGCTGGGCCAGCCAGCACGTCACCAACACCGCCACACTGGCCGTCACCATCCGCTACCGCGACGACATAACCCCCGACATGCGCATTGCCTTCGGCAACATGCGCCTCGAAATCGTAGGGCCGCCGATCAACCTGGACAACCGCAACCGGGAACTGGTGATCACCTGTGAAGAGGACAGCAACTGATGGCCAAACTGGAAACGAGCATATCCATCAAGGATACGGATGCCGTTAAGACCTTGATTGAGCTTTTGGCGCAGTACCGAGACGAACTGCCAAAACCACTACAGCGTGACCTGGACCTGTTTGCAAACTGCAAAACCTTCGAGTTCAAAGTCGATGACTACCTTGCCATGGGTGGGGTCATTGGCCAGCTTGAAACCGACTTCGACTCTGGTTCCATCATCAGCGTGAACCCAATCCTTAAGCGTGTTCGGTGCCGCGATGAAGCCACGGGGGTTGATCATGTCAGCTTCCCTGAGCGTTTCAGGCTCGGATACGCGGGCAGCGTGTTTATCTCATGGGGTTATGACGATGACCCAAACCTTTGAAGTTGAAGGCCTCGCCGAGCTCGAAAAAGCGCTGCTTGATCTGGGTGCCGAAACCGGTGTCAAAACCCTGCGCACCGCGGGCCGCAAAGCCATGGAACCGGTGCTGATCGCGGCAACCATTGGCGCCAACCGTGACAGCGGTGACCTGAAGGACTCAATCGCCATCAGCAGCCGGAAGGGCAAGGGCGGCAACCGTGCCATCGACATCGATGTTGGCCCGACCAAGAAAAAGGCGCCCAAGTCAGAAGGTGGGCGCGAGCTGGCCGGCGTTAACCAGAAGGCGATTGCCCAGGAGTTCGGTACCAGCAAGCAGAAGGCGGACCCCTTCCTTCGACCAGCGCTCGACCAAAACGTCGACCGTGTGCTCGACCTATTCGGCACCGAGCTTGAAAAAGCCATCACCCGCGCAGTCCGCAAAGCCAACCGAGGCAAAGCATGAACGGCATGAGCGAAGAGGATCTGTATCAGCTCCTCAGTACCAGCCCGGCCATCACCGCTCTGGTGGGTGACCGGGTCGACAACGGCGATTTGCCAGAAGGACGACAACTGCCTGCCGTCACATTCATGTACGTCAGCGGCCGCCACCTGAACACGCTACACGGCGGCTTCACCGGTCACAGTCACAACCGCTGGTCGATCAGCGTATGGGGCAAAACCTACGCCCAGTGCAAGGAACTGCAGCAGGCGGTCATCGAAACCATGGCCGGACACATCCTGCTTTCAATCGTGCCACTGCACGAACGAGACAAACAGCTGTACCGCTTCGCCCTCGACTACTCCATCTACGAATAACCCAACAACACCCAAGAGGTAAACGCCATGGGAGTTCCTACTGTACCCACGCACGGCACCCGTGTGTTCATCCGCAACGCAGCCGGTGACACCGATATTGAAATCCTCGGCCACACAGGCATCAGCGGCCTTAATGGTGAACGTAACGAGCGTGACCAGACGACCCTGGTCGATGCCTCAGAAGTAGTAGCAATTGGTGAAGTTGCTCGCTACGGAACCGTCACGCTCAACCTGTTTCACTCTGAGGAAGACGCAGGGCAGATCGCGCTGGAAGACGCGTATCTGAGCGCGACCAAGTCCACCATCGTCTGGCTCTTCCCCACCGGCCGTGCCCGCGTCTTCGACTGCTTTGTGAAGAACTGGCCGTTCGAGAACGGCGAGATCGAGCAGGACTACAAGGGCACCATCAACCTGCGCGTCACCGGCGGCGTCACCAAAGAAGACGCCTACACCATTAAGGTCGGCCCATAACCCACCGGCCCCTGTGGCCGGTGCACCCCTTCTGCAATCTGAACAGACACCCTGAGGTAATCCATGATCACCATCACCCGTGATGAAATCCTGTCAGCTGCTGACCGCAAAACCGAAACCGTACCCGTGCCCGAATGGAAAGAGGGCGCAGCTCTGACTGTGGCCACCTGGTCAGCCCGGCAGCGCGACGAGTTCGACAAGTTCATCTTCACTAACCGCAACAAGCCGAACATGGACACCCGCGCCATGATCGTGGCCCTCAGCGTTGTGGATCCTGACACCCTCGAGCCCATCTTCACGCTCAAGGATATCGACGCGCTGACCAAAAAGGCCAACGTGCCCATGACACGCCTGTTCAATGCGGCCGCCGAATTGAACCCCATCACCCAGGGCGCACAGGATGAAGTTGCAAAAAACTCCTGAGCCGGCCGTTCAGACAGTTTCTGTTCCGGCTGGCTGACCGCCACGGCAAAAGCGTCCGCGAAATAGAGCAAACCTACTCCGTGGACGAACTGCAGGAATGGCTCGCAATGGAGCGACTGCAAGACCAGGAATACCGCGACACCCTCATGCAACAGCTGCGCACACCTGAAGAACAGGTTGAATGGCTGGAGCAACAACTCGCAGAACCCACCATCCGCAAACGGCGATAACCATGGCGAAGAAAGCAACGATCGGTGCACTGGTCGTCACTCTGGGTGCCAACTCGGCACAGCTCGTATCAGAGCTGAACAAAACCAAGAAGGGCGCCCAGGACTGGTCACAGACCATGCAGAAGACCGCCAAGATCGGCGCGGCTTCGTTCCTGGCTGTGGGCGCTGCCGCTACCGGCGCTGGTATCGGCATTATCGCCATGGTCGAAAAACACTCTGGTGCCATCGACCAACTGGCCAAAACCTCCGACAAGCTGGGTCTGGTGCCTCAGGCTCTCCAGCTCATGCGCTATCAGGCCGAGCTGTCTGGCGTCAGCATGGGCACGCTGGATATGGCCACCCAGCGCATGGTGCGCCGTATTGCCGAGGCCGCCCAGGGCACCGGTGAGGCTGTTGGGGCGCTTAAAGAACTGCGCCTCAGTGCCACTCAGCTGGCGCAGATGTCACCCGACCAGCAGTTCTATGCCATTGCCGAAGCGATGAAAGGCGTAGAAAAGCAGGGCGATCGTGTGCGTCTGGCCATGAAGCTGTTCGACAGCGAAGGCGTCTCGCTGGTCAACACGTTGGTCAGTGACCTCGAGGCCGCCGAGAAGAAGTTCGACCGAATGGGCCTGGCCATCACCCGGCAGCAGGCCGCGATGGTCGAGTCTTACAACGACGCCAAGACGGACCTTGGCCTGCTGGCGCAGGGATTTGGCCAGAAGATGACCGTCTATCTGGCTGGGCCGTTCAAGGAAATTCTGCGTTATGTCGAGGAGCTGATCCTTGATATGGGCGGCGTCGATGAGGCGGCGTACAAGGCATCCACCACGATCATTCAGGGGATGGCCTGGGGGATCAAAACCGGTGCCAATTTCTATGCCGGAATCCTTGAGATCGAGACAGGATTCCTTAAGGCAGAGAAGGCAGCGGTTGATTTCATGGGCATTGTCGGTGCCATGAGCACCCTGCTGACCCCATCGGTATGGGCCAAACAGTTCGGCATTGAATTCGATGATGCAATCACCGAGACATTCACCAAGGCGATGGCCGCCCGGTCGGTGGAGCTTGGGGCTGAAATCAATGAATCTGCCAAAAAGGTCGATCGCGTCAAAGAAGACTTCACTGCTGACGTCGATCAGTTCCTGAAGCGCTTTCTTGAATCAGTGGCCCAGCCAGGTACCGGCGATATCGTCGGCACACCCGAAGGCGAGAATGCATTAACCGGCTTGGACCAGCTGGGCGGCGCGGCGCTGACAGCAGGGGAATACCTGCAGCAGCTGGGTGACTCGGCCAAAATGGGCAAGGAGGGGCAGAGCCTTTTCAACGACATCATGGGCATCAGAGAGCCCAAACGCAAAACCGACGGCCCGGTCGAGAAGAACTACAACTTCCGTCAGACCGTCCGTGCCGCCGATGCCCGCATCAAGGATGGTGATGCCGTCAATGCCAAAGCCTGGATCGACCAGATGAAAGGCGTGTACGAATCAGCCATGCGCGACACCAAACACAACTACGACGTTGTGGGCATGGAGCAGATCATCAAGCGGATGGAGGAAGCCGCGAAGGCCCAGTTTGGTGATCTGGATGAGGCAGCAAAGAAATCAAGCAACACCAAAGAAGCCTCAGCAGAATTCGCCATTGATGGCCGCACCTTCACTCTGTTGGCTGACAGCTCGGTCAAGCTGAGCGAGCAGGTCAACAAAATGCTCGGCATCGACACCTCCGGCAAGTCCATCGCCGAAGTGACCGCCGACGGCAAAACCAAAACCTGGACCGGTGCCAACGCCGAAGAAGTCACCGCCGAATACGAACGCCAACGCAAGCAGGCCGAAAAGGCCAATGGTGAGAGCGGCAAAAACATGGGCAGCATCACCATCAACGTCAAAAAAGACGACGGCGGCGACCTGTCCGGCGAAGTCACCGGCGACCAATCGTTCCTGCAGCAACTGGCATCAACCCTGTCCCGGGTCTCAGCTGCGGTATAACCGCCACCACCGCCACAAGAAAGGCCACTCAGCATGACATGGAAACTCTACACCGACGAAGCCTGCACCCAGGCCTTCAGCGGCACCCTGTCGTTTGTCTTCTACAGCGACAGCCCCGGCGTCCCCCAGGATAAGGTGCTGTATTTCGCTGAGGTCGAGCGCGACCCCGTCAACAACGGCGCCTACCGCCGTGTGATCAGTGGCGGTGGCAACAACACCTTCACTGTCACCGACCTGGACCCCGCCACGCCCCCTGAGGTGACAGAGGTCAAGCTGGCGGAAACCGCTGCCGGGCTGGATACCGCCATCGCCGGCGGGTCACTCAGCCTCGGGCCAGAGTTGATCTCCGGCCTCAGCGGCAAAAAGACCCTGCATATCCGCGTCACGACCACCCGCACCGAGCCCGTCGTGACCGTTGGCCTGGGCATCGACATCAACGAAGGCACGGTACTGGCCAACTAACCCAAGCCCCACGCACACCACCCAGAGCGAGACACCATGACCATCGGCAGCAAAACCCTCGGTACCGCGCCGGTTGCCGGCGCGCTGGGCGTCATCTCACCCGCACGCACCGTCGCGACCATCCAGCAAACCGTTGCGTTTCGCGCCATCGAACCGGCGCAGCGCCTGGTTACCCTCGAGCAGACCATTGCCGGTATTGAGCCTGCACGTCGACTGGTCAACATTCAGCAGCGCATCATCAACGCGACCGCACCCAAGCCGAAAGTGCCCTCGGCCTACATCTGGATCGGTGGCGATATCAAAGCCGGCCTGAAAGGGACTCAGATCAGCTGGACCACCGCGCTCAACACCGTGCGCGTCACCCACAACGAAGATCAGTCCGCCACTGCCGAAATCTTCGTATTCCAGCCCGTCAACGCCCCGATCAACATCCCGTCGTTCCACGGCAAGCAGCTCATCATCGAGACGCACATTGACCCGACCGACATCACCAGCGAGATCATCCCGCTGTTCACCGGCTGGATCGAAACCGCCCGCCACGACCGTGCGCGGCGGGGCATCGCCATTCAGGCCACAGATCTGCGCAGCGAGCGGTTGTCACGCGCCTATGACAGTGGCAACGCCCCAGCATGGGCGGAGTACAGCAAGCATGTTCAGGGGGAGCCGGAGAAAAAGAACCTCTGGTCGACGTACCTGGAATCCTACACCGGCAACCTGGGCTATACCCGTGCAGGCGAACTGAACCGCTGGGGCTGGGACGTGCGCGGCAATGCGCCCACATTGACTCTGACCGATGCCGACGTGTCATACCAGGACATCACCACCGAGTTTATGACCCGCTCCAGCGTTATCAATGAGATGACCATCGAGGGTAAGTATCGCTGGTCAAAGCTGTGGACCATCAGCACAAGCCTGGATGCGTACAACCCGCGCAACCCTAGCGGCCGGGCGTTTGCGCGCAACGTGTTGCTGCAAAAAGTCGAATCGCTCCAGGGCTGGGACCTCAAGACATACACCTTTTACAACCTGGAGCGTTCGAATTGCGGATTTGTCGGCGGCAAGGGAATTTGTATCGACCTGCTCTGGACTATTTACGGACGCAAAAAATACTCGCAGGGTATCAGGGCGGGACTGGTACGCCGCGTAGCGCAGCCGATGTCGGAAGAGTACGAAACGACTATCCGAGCGCCTGAATCGCTGGCAGCGTACGGCGAAACGATCAACGGAGGCACCATATCGTTTGCCGTCGACAACAACTACGACGGATCGTATTGGGAAGAGGGCATCCGTGACCGCGCAAATTTCAATCCCGAATCCGTATACACGGCCACGTACCAGGCACGTGCCGATGCCTTGCGCTCTGAACTGAGCGGCGCGTTTGATGCCGCCTACGCAATGGCGCGCCGCAAGATCGTAGCCAGCCACCGGCAGAACTACGCATCCTGTGTGCTGCACCGCATCCAGCCGCTGGAAATCGGCGACGTGGTGCAGCACAGCAACCGCATTTTGGACGTTAAGGGGCAGGTCGTCGGCCTGAGTTACACCATCGCCGATGGTGTCAGGGATACGGAAATCAAAATCGCCTTCTGCTATTTGGATACTGACACCCAGACCAGCACTTATTTACCGAAACCCACACGGCCATACGCCGGTTTTACCTATAAAACCGTGAGCACATCGGCTGTATATAACTCAGGCAGTGCGGTGTTCGATATTACGATAGCCGATATCCCTGAAAGCGTGACCGATGAGGCTGTTTTGAAAGCCACTTCAAACGGTACCGTGGCCGTACATAAAACCGATGTGACGTTAATTAACGGATATTAAAATGGCAACAGCGCAGAGCATATTAATTGAAGCCGTTCGCCGCATCGCCGGTATACCTCCAGAAACCCTGGCACTGCTGCGCCAAATCCAAAAGCGCGGCGGCATCGATGGCATTAAAACCGAGCTTGGCGGCGATGGCGGCACAGGCGCGGAGGAGGATTGCTGCTCTGATCCGAACAACCCCGGTAATGACCCGTGCGTACGGCAGCCAAACTCTATTTGGTGCAATCCAGACCCCGATGACCCTTGGAAAGATTGCGAAACCGGCCAGCCGATTGAGTTTACACCCGGCGGCTTTCCGCGACCTGAGAGCTGCAAAGAGTGTGCGGAGGATCCGGACTGGGAGGAGGGGTATTATTACCGTAATGCGACATGGCTGTATGGTTCAGCGAAACAATATTTTTATGGAGCCACTCCAGCTGAAGTCTGTGCCCAAGCACCTTCATCTTTGAGAATAATACCATACGGTTGGTTTGATAAAACAGGGTGTTTGTCATACACGATCCGTGAAACTGGGCAAGTTTTCGACTTAGAAATCACTAAGCACGAATGCGGATCATCTACCGCTGACTACTGCCAGATAACCGAACCTCCTGAGAAATGCGGCGATAAATGGGACTCGGACGGAATAACGTCTTATACCGTTTTCGCAGGCTGCATTGTCGCATCGAGTTGTGATCCTGACGCCAGTGCGTCGTCCAAGCAATGTAATGACTGCATCCAGATATGTAACTCTGCAGGCGAAAAAATCACGATATGTGCAACACCTGACGGCGGTTTTACGGCAACAGATAGATTCGGTGACGGCACAAAATACGACCGCAACGGTAATGTGCAGTACACGTTTTGAGGGCTAGATGATGGCACGAAAATACCTGAATAATTACCGCACGGCGCTAACCGCTGCGGTAACCGAAATCGACACAACGCTATCACTCGGCACTAATCCGCCAGCTTTGGCGGCGGGTGATTATTACCGCTTATCACTGGCGCAGCTTAACGCCGATGGCACGGCGCTCAAGTTCGAGTTGGTTGATTATGCCAGCGATGGCATCATCACCCGTGGAGTTGAGGGCACGACGGCGCAGGCGTTTGATGTTGGGGATGTGGTGCAGCTGGATGCTACAGCTGAAGGGTTGGCTGCCGCGGATACTTCCGGGTTTTTGACAGAGGAGATAACCCGCTACCGCGAAACCATCGCAGCCTCCACAACTGCAATCGACCGCGCCGATGGTGGTATCCAGACGCTCACACTCACTACCGACAGCGCATTAACATGGACGCTCAATGAAGGCGAGAAAATCCAGCTCTACCTGACGCCAGCCGGTTTTAATATCACTGATTGGGGCGTGACATATTGGATGACCGACGTGCCAACACTCGCAACCGAGAATATGATCGTGGTCGAAAAAGTGGGCGGCAATATCTACGCATGGGACGGAGGGAGTCGATAATGTTTGCGGCTGATGCGGTGCGGTGTATGCGGCGGGGAGATGGTGGCGGTATACCAACTCCAAATGTTTTTTGGGGAATGGATTCTGTACCTATAGTAGATTCTATTGGAGCCATGCCTAACTCTACAAGTCACGGGACGCCATCAATCACAACAGGAGTAATCGGCAATGCTGTTGACTTTAATGGCGCAAGCGGTCTGTTGATAGCCGATAAAGTCATGCCGGAAACAGATTTCAGTTTGAGTTTTTGGCTTGACTTAGACTCAACAGGTTTCCAGTACATAATCATGTGTGGCGATTCCGGCGAAACATTCGGAACTAACTTTCACTCGTTTCGTATAGGTTCCGGGGGCACGCTGAATTACTTTGGTGAGTACGGAAGCGGCACAAACATAAGCGCCGTATCTGCGAGCGCACCATTTTCACTCGATGGTTGGCATCATTATGTAATTACGGTAGCAGGAAACTCGATAAGCATTTACAAGGACGCATCGCTTATCGAGACATTTAACAGGTCTGACACCCCGACAGGCGTACCAGACCTATCAGCTATCGGCATCAACAGAGATGGTAATGTATCTGGTCTGAATGGCCGTTTGGATCAATTCAGAATTTACAACTACGTTATCGGTCAGAGCGCAATAGACGCGCTGTATGCGGAGGTGTAACACATGAGATACCAACACACCGAAACCGGCGAAATCAAAACTCATCAGCAGTGGCAGAACGAATTCGGCATGAGCTTTCACGCCGATAGACTGCCGGATTTTCTGCGCATCCCTGAACGGCCAGCGCCTGCGCCGATCTCGCTACCCGATCGCCAGCAGCAGGCACTGCAACAGATCAACTGGCACTATCAGCAACTGGCTGAACAGCAGATCGGCCAGTATCCCGATTTCGAGATCCAGACGTGGCAGGACCAAGAACGCGAGGCAATCACGTACCAAGCGTGGCTCAACGCTGGCAGCACCGGAACCGCCCCGGCAACACCAACACTGATCGGGATAGTCACCGCGCGCGGCATTGACCTGACAGATCTGGTCACCCGCGTCATCGCCAACGCAACCGCCTGGCGACAACTAGCACCGGCACTGGCTGGCCAGCGGCAGGCCCTGGCCGATCAGGTAATGGCAGCAACCACGGTAGAGGAGGTGGATGCCGTAATCGACGCCATGCTCCAGTCGTCCGAATCCGCAGCAGCGTGAAAACACCGGGTTAAGCCGCTATCATGCCCCAGGCGAGCGCAGACGCGCAGGATGTTCGCCGCCCCCGAACCCAACACAGGAACGTGATATGAAACGGACACTCACTGCTGCAGTCGCGGGAACACTGCTGATTGCATCGATGCCAACCGTTGCACAGGTGTATACCTGCACCGTCGGTGACCGCAAAGTCTACCAGAGCAAACCCTGCCAGGCGGGCGATAAACCTGTCGAACTATACGTGCCACCCGCGCCCAAGTACGTCCCCCAGCACCGCAGCAATGATCATGTGCAGGAATACCTGCAGCGTGGACGTATGGAGCAGCAGCGAGGCGAAAGCATCGTCGACCAACGCGCCCGCGAAGCGCGTAATAGCAGATTGCAGCGCGAACAAGCCGAAGCCGAAAAGCAGCGCATCGACAGGGCGGTGATGAATGATCAGGTTATCGTTGGCATGACCCCAAAAAACGTGCGCGACGCTTGGGGTGAGCCGGACGATATCGATACCGACAGCAGTGCTGGCGGCACCGTACAACATTGGTTCTACAGAAATCGTGATGGCGGCCATGACTATGTCGCGATCAGAAACGGCAAGGTCAGCTACGTAAGCCAGAATTGACCTTGCTTGAATGCTTCAGCGGTTGGGATTCACACCCGCCAGCCGCTGATTCTCCTCCCGCATCCGCTTCTTCATCTCCCTCAGTTTCCTCATCAGATCATCCACCGCTGCCATCGATAGCCGACCGGGCTCGCTGGTGTCCTCATACCCGGTTACACGCAGCTCCAAGACGGGTCGCGTTGTGATATCCGTGCGCAGGTTCAATAGCTTCAAAGCTATTGGGCAAAAAGGCTCTTATTTCCCTTTTTTCCTTCTGAAAACTCTTTTGCAACCTTTTGATTTATAATGGCGCTACAGGTGCGTTTTTCTATGTGCTTTGTAGCCCTGTTTTTATATCTAAGGTGTTGTTTTGAAAGAGCAAATTGCAATTTTATTTGTGTGCCTGGGCAATATATGCCGTTCTCCCACTGCGCATGGTGTCTTTGAACAACTGATTGCACAGCAGGGTGCGGGGGATCGCTTCCTGATCGATTCTGCCGGTACTGCGGCCTATCATATCGGCAAGGCGCCTGACCCGCGAACTCAGGCGGCAGCGCAGCGTCGCGGTTACCCCTTGGGCCATCTCCGGGCGCGAGCAGTGGAGCCTGAGGACTTTGAGACATTTGACTATATTCTGGCCATGGATGCCGCCAATCTGCGAGATCTGCGCAGTCTTTGCCCACGTGGTTACTCTGGGCACTTGGGCCTGTTTCTGGATTTTGCCGAGGGCGTCAAACACAAGGAAGTGCCTGATCCCTACTACACCTCGGGTGAGCAGGGATTCGAGGAGGTGTTGGATCTGGTTGAAACAGCCAGCCGCGGTTTGCTGCGACATCTACAGCAGCAGGAGTCGCAGCGTTGAGCGCAGTATCCGTGTTGCATCAGGCGTCTTTGCGTGAGCTGAACACCTTTGGCTTTGATGTCATCGCCGATACGCTGGTGACGATTGAAAATGTCGACCAGCTGGCACAATTGATGCGGCAGTTGAAGACTGATCCTCAGCCCTTGCTGATCCTCGGTGGTGGCAGCAATCTGGTGTTGGCCGATCGCATCCCGGGTGTAGTGGCGCGCATGGCTATCAAACGCTGGCAACCGCAGATTGATGGCGACGATATACTGCTTTGGGCAGGTGCCGGTGAAAACTGGCATCAAACGGTTGAACGCACGCTGGAGCAGGGCTGGTATGGGCTGGAGAATCTGGCCCTGATCCCCGGTACAGTGGGTGCTGCGCCGGTACAGAATATCGGTGCCTATGGGGTAGAGCTCAAGGATCGCATCAACCGTGTTGAGGTGTTCGATTGCCAGCAGGAGTGCCTGAAACAGTTGAGCCTTGATGACTGCCGCTTTGCCTATCGAGACAGCCTGTTCAAATCGGTCGAGCCGGGTCGATATGTTATCACCGCGGTCGAGCTGAAGCTGAGTCGAAAGGCTGATGTGCAGGTTGGCTATGCCGCATTGCAGGCCGAGCTGCATGGTCAGAGCACGCCAACACCGGAGCAGGTGTTTGATGCGGTCTGTCGTGTGCGCAGGCAGAAGTTGCCTGACCCCGCACAGCTGGGCAATGCAGGCAGTTTTTTCAAGAATCCGGTCGTGAGCGCGGAGCATTGCCAACAGCTGCGCCAGCAGGAAGCAGACCTGGTGGCTCATGCTGATCCATCTGGCGGCTGCAAGCTGGCGGCCGGGTGGCTGATCGACCGTTGCGGCCTTAAAGGCTATCGTATGGGTTCCGTCGGGACCTACCCTCAGCAGGCACTGGTGCTGGTGAACTGGGGCGGGGGAGATCGAGCGGCTGTTGAGCAGCTTGCCGAGTACATCCGCCGGAAGGTGGTGGAACGTTTTGGCGTTGAGCTGGAACCGGAACCGCGCTTCTATCCATGATCTGATGCGGTAATGCTCGGCCCGCTTTGACCTATGTAGGGATACAAAAAAGCCGCTGCAGTTTCATACTGCAGCGGCTTTTTTACGGATGGGCGGTCAATTACTGACTGCTTTGATCCTGCTCGGTTTCGGCTTTCTGTGCTTGCTGTCGACGGCGAACTTCCCGTGGATCATTCGGCGCACGTCCACCACGACGACGGCTGCGAGCTTCAGCCTGTTTGGCTTCAGTCTCTTGGTCCTGCTCCTGAGCAGGCGGCGCCTCAGCAGAAGTCTCCTGAGAGGCAGCAGTTTCAGCAGCGGCGTCCTGCGCCGGTTCGCTGGATTCGGTTTCCGTTTGGGTGTCAGCCACGTCCGCATCGGTTTCCACCTTTGCTTCGGTTTGAGCTTCCATCGGGCTTTCCGTTTCAGCCGGAACCTCGGCGTCCTCAGCCTTCACCTCTGTCTGAGCCTGAGTCGGTTCCTCGGTTGAGGCTTTTTCAGCTTCGGGTTCGAGAGCTTCCAGTGGCAGTTCCTGCTGGCTTTCCTCGACAGCCGGTTTGGCTTGCGTCGGCTCCGATGTAGTTGGCTTGGCGCTGTTAACCACCTCAGGCTCAGCGTTTTCTTGCTCAGGCTTAAGGCTTTCCTCTACAGGCTCAAGGCTGTCATTACCTCGCTCAAGGCTGTCCTGCTTGTCGGCTTTGCCGCGAGGGCGCGCTGGACGACGTCGGCTGCGTGAACCGCGCTTGCCTTTTTCCTTGTCATCGGCAGTGATCGGCTCTTCGTTGCGCTGGTCTTCAGCAGTCAGGGTCTCTGCCTCGACGGGCGACGCTTCACGGGCACCAGACTCGACAGAGGTGGTTTCTTCAGCGACCGGATTCTGGGCGTTATCCGCTGCAGCAGTCTTCTCAGTCACGCTTTCATCCGCTACAGAGTCGGCTGACGGCTGAGCCTTGGCGGTTTCAGTGTCGACATTTGCCTCTTCGGTTGCAGTCTGCTCTTCAGTGTTCAGCGTTGCATTGGTGACTTTCTGCTCGGCCAGCAGTGCCTGGATTTCCTGCTCGGCAGTTTCATCGCGCATCTCTTCGGGCAGCGGTGTGCGTGTTGCGGTGCGCTGCTCAGTGTTGCGACGACGACGACCGCGACGACGAGACGCGCGGCTGCCGTCATCACGGTTTTCGCTGCGATCTGTCTGCTCGACGGGCTCCTGAGTCTGCCCAGCATCATTGGAAGCGGTTTCGTCTGCACCGGTTTCAACTGGTCGAGCGTCCTGATTGTCATCACGGCGGCTGCGACGGCGACGACGACGGCTACTGCTTTCTTTCTTCTCGGCGCTGTTATCGGGTGTGTCAACTTCACCGATGGTGGGCAGGTTGTGTTCCGGTTCTACGGTGATGATCTCGTCACTGTCGCGCTTGTCGCGGCTGCTGCTGCGGCGGCGGTCACCGTCACGGCGATTGCGCGAGCGACGGTCACGTCCGTTGCGAGAATCGCTGCGGGAGTCGCTGCTGCGGTTTTCGCGACGCTCACTTTTTGCCGCCGCAGTCGGCTCTTCTTTTGCGGGACGCTTGTCGGTCTTTTCGCCTGCCTCGGCGGACGGGGTTGCCGTACTGCCGCCACCGAAGATGTTGCGCAGGGCGCCAAGGATGCGCTCACCGAAAGAAGGGGTCGGTGCGCTCTGCGGTGCAGCAGCAACCGGTTTTTGTTCGCTGCGGGGAGCCGTTTCAGCTTCCTGCTTGCTTTCATTGACCGGTTGAGGTGCACGAGTTGCAGGCACAACGGCCTTAACCGCGGCTTGTTCACGCTTAACCGCCGGTGCACGGGTTGCCACTTCCTGGGCGGGTGTTTCGGATTCCGGCTGCAGGTTGTAGCTGGCATCCTGAGTGGTTGTGACCGTGTGGTCTTCGCGCAGGCGCACCACTTCGTAGTGCGGTGTTTCCATGTTGGGGTTGGGCACGATGACGACGCGAACCTGGTTGCGCATCTCGATGCCGTGAACCTCATGACGCTTCTCGTTGAGCAAATAAGTCGCGACGGAAACCGGCAGTATGGCGCGGATCTGCGCGGTACGATCCTTGGATGATTCTTCCTCAATCAGGCGCAGAATCGACAGGGCCAGGGATTCGGTGTCGCGAATGGTGCCCTGACCGTGACAGCGCGGACAGACACTGCCACGTGATTCCGCCAGTGAGGGGCGCAGGCGCTGACGAGACATTTCCAGCAGGCCGAAGCGGGAGATGCGTCCCATCTGTACGCGGGCACGGTCCAGCTTCAGGGAATCACGCAGGCGATTTTCCACTTCACGCTGGTTTTTGATCGGTGTCATATCGATAAAGTCGATGACGATCAGGCCGCCGATATCACGCAAGCGCAACTGGCGGGCAATCTCTTCGGCCGCTTCCAGGTTGGTCTGCAGGGCGGTTTCCTCGATATCACTGCCGCGGGTTGCGCGGGCAGAGTTGATGTCGATGGAGACCAATGCCTCAGTGGGGTCGATAACGATGGAGCCGCCGGAGGGCAGTTTGACCTCACGCTCAAACGCAGTCTCGATCTGGCTTTCGATCTGGAAGCGGTTGAACAGGGGCGTTTGCTCCTTGTAGAGCTTGATACGGCTCTCGTAGCTGGGCATTACCTGTTGCACGAACACCAGCGCCTGCTCGTACACGCTCGGGTTGTCGATCAGGACTTCACCGATATCGGCGCGCAGGTAGTCGCGAATGGCGCGGATAACAACGTCACTCTCCTGGTAAACCAGGAAGGGGGCCGGGCGCGTGTTCACGGCCTGAACGGCATCCCAAAGCGTGATCAGGTAATCCAGGTCCCACTGCAGCTCTTCGGAGCTGCGACCAATGCCTGCGGTACGTACGATGGCGCCCATGCCATCGGGGATGTTGACGCCAGACAGCGCTTCCTTCAGCTGAGCACGATCATCGCCTTCAATGCGGCGGGAAATGCCGCCGGCACGGGGATTGTTCGGCATCAGTACCAGGTAGCGGCCCGCGAGGCTGATAAAGGTCGTGAGTGCGGCACCCTTGTTGCCACGCTCTTCCTTATCTACCTGAACGATGACTTCGGTGCCTTCCTTGAGCACTTCCTTGATGCTGGGGCGCTGGCCGCGTTCCGGCTGCTTGCAGAAGTATTCTCGAGAGATCTCCTTCAGCGGCAGAAAGCCGTGACGCTCGGCACCGAAATCAACAAAGGCGGCTTCAAGGC